ATGGGTCGGACCGGTTGCGACGTCGAACACCGACAAATAACCTACGCTCCGCTGCCGTCGCAGGAACGGTTTCACGACTGCGGCGCACGGTTCAAGGGCTTTTCGGGGCCGATCGGAAGCGGGAAGAGCCAGGCACTCTGTCATGAGGCCATCCGGCTGTGTTATCTGAATCCGGGGCGGATGGGGCTGTTGGGCGCACCGACTTATCCCATGTTACGGGACGCGACGCAGGCTTCCCTGTTGGACATCCTGGACAGCAATCGGATTCCGTACGACCACAGCAAGGCGGAGAATACGCTGACGTTCAAGGAAACGTGGTCGCGGATCATCTTCCGGCCGGTGGACGACTTCGAGCGGCTGCGGGGGACGAACCTGGCGTGGTTCGGACTGGACGAACTGACTTATACGCAGGAGCAGGCGTGGCTGCGGCTGGAAGGACGTTTGCGGGACCCGAAAGCGGGCCAGTTGTGCGGTTTCGCGGTATGGACGCCCAAGGGATTCGACTGGGTGTACCGGAGGTTCGTCAACAACCCGAACGCGAATTACCAGACGATCCAAGCGGCGCCGAACGAGAATCGCTATCTGCTGGACAAGATACCGGACTTCTATAAGCGGCTGGAGAAGAGTTACGACCCAAAGTTCTACGCACAGGAGGTTCTTGGGGAGTACTTACATCTTTCAGGAGGCACGGTTTACACGTCGTTCGAACACGCGGACCACCTGACGGAGCTGGAGGCGGATTTAAGTCTTCCGCTGAGGTGGACGCTGGATTTCAACGTGGACCCGATGAGTTCGTTGATCGTGCAGACGGACGGCGCGAAGGTGCGGGTTCTGGACGAGATTGTGATTCGAAATGGAACCACGCAAGAGGCGTGCGAGGAGTTCCTGAAGCGGTACAGGCGGCACGACGCGGGAATCGTCGTTTACGGAGACGCTTCGGGGTACCAGCAGCAGACCACGGGATTTTCGGATTACCAGATGGTGCGGGAGTACTTTCAAGCGCATTCGGCGCTGAGAGTAGAGTACCGGGTGCCGAAGGCGAATCCGAGCGTGAAGGAGCGGATCAACCTGATGAACGCGAAGCTGCGGTCGGCGTCGGGGGACATCTCGGTGCTGGTGGACAAGAAGTGCAAAGAACTAATCCTGGACTTCGAGCAGGTGGCCTTCAAGGCCGAAACGTACCAGATCGACAAGGATCGGGACCGGCAGCGGACACATTTGTCGGACGCGCTGGGTTACCTGGTCTGGCAGGAGTGCAGACCGCTTCCCACGGTGGGGGAGCGAAGGGGGCGATTGTTCTGATGATACAGACGATTAATCGGGAACATCCGGAGTACATGGCGCGGAAGGCGACGTGGAGACGGTACCGGGACCTTTACGTTGGCGGCGACCAACTGCGAGAACGGGGGCAAGAGTACCTGGTGAGGAGGCAGAAGGAACCGGCCGAGGTTTACCAGGAGCGCCTGATCCGGCTGTTCTACGAGAACTACATCGGATCGATCATCGACTGGTACGCGGCGACGCTGATGCATCGCGAACCGGTGGTGATGCTGGACCAATGCGGCGCTCCGGCGGGCGGGTTCTACAACACGTTCTTCGCAGACTGCGATTTGAAAGGGACGCGGCTGAGCCAGTTTTTCCGCGAGCGATTCACGCAGATGCTGGTGTGCGGGAGCAGTTTCACGGTGGTGGACTTTCCGCGGACGGCGGGACGGGCGCTGACGCGCGCCGAGGAAGACGCATCGGGGCAATCGCGGGCGTTCCTGGTGGACTACGGACCGGACGAGGTGATCAACTGGAACCGCGACGAAAGAGGCGGGCTGGAGTGGGTGGTGATCCGCAGCTCCTGCCTGCAGCAATCGAAGGTCACGGACGCCAAGTGGGAGAAGGAAACGCGGTGGGTGTATTACGACCGCGAGAACTTCCAGATCTACCGCAAGGCGGGCGAATCCAGCCCAGTGGAGCTGGTGGACGAGGGACAGCATTGCCTGGCGCCGTTAGGTCGGGTTCCGGTTTTCGAGATGAAGGTGACCGAAGGGTTGTGGCTCATGAACAAGGCCGCGCTGCTGCAGCTCGAGCACTTCAACCAATCGAACGCACTGTCATGGGCTTTGACGATGGGGCTGTTCGCGATGCCGGTGGTGTACTCGGACAGCGAGTTCAAGCAGGTGGTGGGGGAAACGTACTACCTGCAGCTTGGCAAGGACGACCGGTTTGGATGGGCGGAGCCGGACGGCAAGGTATATCAAATCGCCGCGAATAACCTGGATCAACTAAAGAGCGAAATCTACCGGGTCTGTTACCTGATGACTCAGGCGGGAGACGCCAGCGGCTCGGCGGCGCGGCAATCGGGATTGAGCAAGCAACTGGATTTCGTGGCGACGGAAGAGGTGCTGCGAGCCTACGGCGCGGTGGTCAAGGAAACGATGACCCAGGTTCTGGGCGCGGTGGCGGCGGCCCGCCAGGACGAGATCGCGATTGGGGTGACCGGCCTGGACGATTTCGACATCGACGAATTCGGGACGGAGCTGGACGACGCCAAGAACCTTCTGGCACTGGGGATCGGATCGCGGACGCTGACGAAACAGGTATTCAAGCGGCTGGCGCTGAAATACCTGAGCGATGCGCGGCCGGAGATCAAGAACCAGGTAGTGGAGGAGATCGAACAGACGGATTACGGGAAACCGGGCGGCATTACAGACCCGGTATTGCAATAGGCAGCGGGCAGCAGACAGACGACTAGGAGGTCAGCATGGGGCGGGCCGGATAAAGGCCCGCCCCAGCCATTTTTAGGGAGGTTTATGGAAGGAATCGACGTTCAAGCGATTGTGCGGCAAGCGATCCAGGACTACGCCAACAACGAACAGGCGAAGAGCGAACCGGCGTACAAGGCAGAACTGCTGGAAGAGCGCAAGCGGCGGGAGCAGATGGAGCGCCGGCTGAACGAACTAGCAGAGGAGAACAAGCGGAACCGGAGCAAGGCGGAGGAGGCAGAGCGGAGTTCCGCGGTCCGGGCCGAGTTACAACGGCTGGGAGTGGCCAAGATCGACCTGGCGTTCAAGGCGGTGCAGGACGGAATCGTCCGTTGCGAAGACGGGCGACTGGTAGCACGAAACGAAGGCGGAGAGGTACCGGTACGAGAGTATCTGTCGGCGTTCGTGAAAGAGAATCCGGAGTTTCTGCCAGCCCGGATCGCGGGAGGAACCGGGATGACGGGGAATCTCAAGGCGCCGCAGGCCGGAAACGAGTCGGTAAGAATCGATCGGATCCGACCGGGCATGAATGCGGAAGAGATGCAGCGGGTACGAGAGGAAATCGTGCGCGTAGCGTCGCAGACCCTGCGGGGACTGTAGAGAACAGCCGGCCGGAAGGCCGGATAAGAAATAAGAAGAAAGAGAAGGAGAACGAATGGGAGCAATTACTTCAGCTAATGTCGCGACTGCGATTGTGAAGCTAGTGGCGGCGGAAGCTTTGCCGGTACTGGTCGGGAACCTCGTTATGGGGAACCTGGTGAATCGCGATTACGAGCCGGTGCTGGCGCAGTCCGGCGACACCATCAACGTGCCGATTCCGCCGCAGATGGTGGCCAACAACATCCTGGAAGGCGGCACGGTCACGCTGCAGAACCCGAGTCTGGGGAACGCGCAGATCGTGCTCAACACACACGCGGAATCGACCTTTCAGTTGCCGGACGTCACGAAGGTTCTGGCGGTACCGGACCTATTGAAGATCTACATGCAGCCGGCGGTGGCGGCGATCGCGCAGAAGATCGAAAGCGACCTTCTGAATCTGTATGCGGGATTCACGGCGAATACGCCGGTGGGAACGGCGGGCACGGCGATCACGGAAGCGACGATCGACTCCGCCGAGACGGCGCTGTTCCTGGCGAAGATACCGCCATCGGAACCGAAGTTCATCGTGGTGGACGGTTCGGCCTACTCGGCCTGGCGGCAGATTCCGCGTTTCAGCGAGTTTCAGACAGCCGGCGACGCCGGACTGCAAGCGCTGATCGACGGCACGATCGGCAAAGTGAAGGACTTCTACGTGTTCCGGTCGCAGTTCGTGCAGAAGACGGGAACGACCACGGTGAATACGCACAACCTGGCGTTCACCAAGGACGCCATCGGCCTGGTGGTGCGGCGGCTGCCGCAACCGCTTCCGGGAACGGGCGCGATCGCGGAGTACGCCGAACAGGGCAGCTTCGGCATTCGCGTGGTGATGAGTTACCAGCCGAACACGCTGGCGCAGCAGTTCACGGTGGACGTGCTTTACGGCTGCGGCATCCTGCGGAACGTGGCGGGAGTGCAGGTGAACACGTAGCCGGGGTAAACGGGGATCTCCGGACGGGGCGAAAACCGGGGGACAGACGGCTCGGTCCACGCGGCGCAGCGGTTACACAGTGTTTCCGCGAGAGACAGTGGGCGCCATGGGACAGAGTCGCCGGTCCCCGGGTTTTCGCAGCTCGTCGTAAGGACGAAGGAAATCACAAAACGGGAGGAAAGCATGGATTTGAGGGTGTATTACCAGAAGATTCGAGACACGCGGGCGAGCATGCCGGAGAAAGACGTGGTGGTGGTCAGCCTGGAGACGCAGGAAGGCGGCAAAGCGGGCATTCGGACGGAAGTACCGAAAGAGGTGGCCGCGAAGATGGTGGTGGACGGAATTGCGGAACGGGCATCGGCGGAAGCCGCGGCTGAATTCCGGCTGGCACAAGCGGAAGCGAAAGAGTCGGCGGAGCGCGAGTTGGCAGCCACAAAGATGCCGTTATCGCTGATTCCGACTTCGGAACTGAAGCGGCTGCGAGAGGCGCGGGAGCAGGGATAAGAACATGGCCCTGTTCACCGACGGCGTTCCTTCGACGGTCGACGACCTGGCGGCGGTGGATTCACAACTCCTCAACGTGGCTCACGTGGAGGGAATCGATGTGGCGCAGAAGCTGACTCTGGCACAGAACGAACTTAGCCTCGAACTCATCACGCTGCTTACCGGATACTCATACTACGATCAGTGGCTGTGGGTAACTCCCAAGCCAAACCTGAATTCGGTGGTGGTGACACCGCCGCTGCAGCTTTGGAACACATATCGCGCGCTGGAGATGGTGTACAGCGATGCGTACAACAATCAACTCAACGACCGGTACGGCGGAAAGCGGGACCAGTTTCACGAGATGGCCAAGCAGGCCTACGAGAAGCTGAGAGATCTGGGACTGGGTATCGCCAACGCGCCGGTCCCGAAGGCCGCGCCTCCGGCAGTCGTGGCGGCGCAGCCAGTCTCCGGCGGCAACCTGCCGGGCGGGACGTACTTCGCGGCCATGGCGTGGGTGAACGCGGCGGGAGAAGAAGGCGCGGCGTCGGAACCGACGGCGGTGACGACGGCCAGCAGCACGTTCCTGGTGGAGGCCGGCAACCGGCCGAGCCTGGCGACGGGGTGGAACGTCTACACGGGAACGGATCCCAACACCCTGGCTCTGCAGAATGCGGCGCCGGTGGCGGCGGGCGAGTCCTGGATGCAGCCGGGCATTCTCAGCACGACGGGGAGGATGCCGGGGACAGGCCAGAGACCGAATTACTTTCGGCCGATACCGCGGGTGATCCAGAGAGGTTGAAATGCCAGGAATCGGAAGCCAAGCGAGAGCGATGGTGGTGCAACTGCTTTCGGCGTCCAGCGGAGTGAACACCTACCTGGCTGGATTGCAGGGAAGCGGAGACGGGAACGCGGCCGCGCCGATTGAAATCCGCGCGCAGAACGCGGCGGCGGACCTGACGGAGCGCGGCGAGACGGTGCGGTATCCGACGGTCCAGGTGTACTGCGAGAAGTTGGTGAACAGCCTGGGGGAGAAATTCCGGACGTTCTCGGGAACGGCGCAGATGGCGGCGGAGGTCCGGTGCTCGCAGGATCGGCTACAAGGTCTCCAAGAAAATGTGGAGCAGTGCGCCGACGCAGTGACGCAGGTTCTGGATGGGAACCGCGGAGATTGGGGTTCCGGCATGTTCTACGCCGGAGGCTATCAAGTGGCGTTCGGAGCCGTGAAGCACGGCGGAAAGAACTATATCCAAGTGGCGAAGGTCACTTTCGAGATAGGAGTGAGCATCAGTTAGTATGGCCTACATTTCATCAAACGCGAACCGCTTCTACACGGCGCTGGAGAGCGCGTACGGAAGCGCGGCGACAATCACGGCGGGCAACCGGATCCCGGCGGTGAAACTGACAGTCCGGAACCAGCTCGAGACCACCAATCGGAAAGACAAGACGGGCAGTCGAACGTTCCCAGGCTTGCCTGTGGGCGGCCGGCGGCGCACGGCTTTCGAGTTGCAGACGTACCTGACGAGCTGGCAGAAATCGAGCGTCGCAGCCCCGGCGTACGGCCCGCTGTTTCAGGCGGCACTGGGCGCGGCGCCACAACAATTTGCCGGAGGGACGGTAGCTTCGGCCACAACCGGCGGACAACTGGCATTCGCGGCGGCGCATGGACTGAGCGTGGGCCAGGCAGTGTCGGCAGGCGGAGAGCTGCGATTCGTGGCGGCGATCGTGGATACGGTCACGGTACAACTGAACGCGCCGTTCGCGAATACGCCGGCGACCGGAGCGACGCTGGGGGCATCGATCACCTACACGCCCTCCACGGAACTGCCGAGCGCCAGCATATTCGATTACTGGGACCCGTCGACGGCAGTGCAGCGGTTCCTGAGCGGCGTAGCGGTGGACCAGTTGGAGATTCTGGTGAACGGCGATTTCCACGAATTCCACTTCAGCGGGATGGCGCAGGACGTGGTGGACAGCAGCAGTTACACGGGGACAGTGGCGGACGCGACGAGCTTCCCGGCGGAGCCGGCGCTCGAAGCGTTCGACTACTCGATCGTGCCTGGCAACCTGGGGCAAGCCTGGCTGGGCAGCACGCCCACGCAGTTTTTCACGATTACGAATGCCTCTCTCGTGCTCAAGAACAACCTGGACCTGCGGATGAAGGAGTTTGGAACGAACCTGGCGCAGTGCATTTCGCCGGGACAACGGACGGTCACGGCCGCGTTCGATCTATACAGTCAGGACGATACGGCGACGGCGGGCTTGTACCAGGCCGCCCGGCAGCAATCGCCGGTGGGGGTGATGTTCCAGTTGGGCGAGGTGGAGGGCCAGGTGATGGCGGTGTACCTGAGCAGCGTGATCCCCGAGGTGCCGGAGTTCGACGACGGTAAGAACAGGCTGCAATGGCAGTTCCGGCCGTCGAGGGGGCAGGGCACGGTGAACAACGAAATCGCGGTGGCATTCGGATAGCCATGACTTACGAAAGCGTTCGCGAGGTGGAATCGGAAATCGCGCCGGGAGTCACTTACACGGTGGCGCGAATGTCCTTCGCGCGCCGCCTGGAATTGATGCGCCGGGTTCGGGAGCTGGCGGGAAAAAAGGAATTCCTGGACGCGGCGCAGGACGCTTGCGGAAAGATGGACGGAGCGCTGCTGCAAGCGGAGATCGACCGGCTGTACGTGGTTTGGGGGCTGCGAGAGATTCGCGGGCTGACGGTGGACGGAGTGGCCGCGAGCGCGGAGTCACTGGCCGAGGCCGGACCGGAGAACCTGTTCCGGGAGGCGTTGGCAGCGGTACGAGGGGAAACCGGACTGAGCGCGGCCGAACGAAAAAACTGATTGTCGCCTTCCACTTCCAGTTCTCGAACCAGGCCGGTTGGAGGTGCGACAATTGCAGGAAATCCGGCCTGGAAAAGAGACGGCGTTGCGGCTGGCTCGGCGGGAGCCGGGAGCCGGGCGGGCCGCCGGTGTGGGCAAGAAGCGACGTGGTGCTGCACGAGTGTCCGAGATCGCACATCACGGCGGAGAGCGAGTGCCTGGTGGAAGAGTACCTGGTGCGGCGGCGGCTGGGCGGCCTGCGATTCTCGGAGCTGACGGCGCGCCAGGCGGAGGCGTTCCTAATTCTGGAGAAGGCGCTACTGACGGAGATGAAGCATGGCCAACAAGACAGAAGACCAGTTACTCGATAGTTTCGCGGAGGCATCGGGGAGGCAGACGAGCAGCCTGGACGATATGCAAAGCGCCGCCGACGAAATCGCGGGGGCACTGAAGGACGCGGGATCGGCGGGGATGACGCCGCAGGCCGCGGAAGCGACGCCGGCGACAGCGCAAGGGCAGGATAGCAACGACGTGTACGGAGAGTCGGCGACTTCCGCCGGGGTGAGCGTACCAGGAGGGAGCACCACGCCGACCGGAAACAGCGGCGGCTCGTCGATTGAGTCGGCCGCTACCACGTTCTTGGAAGGCGGCATGGGAATTGTTCCGCTGGTGACCGGGTTGCTTGGGCTCTTTGACGGGGGTTCGTCCGCGCCGCCAACTTTGGAAAAGTACTCGATGCCATCGTCGATTTCGTTTGAGAGCGCCGACACGGGGAGCGGTCTGAGCGCCGCGGACTTCGATCAAATGGGCACACCGAGGCTGGTCGACGGCGCAGCGGATTCACCGGACGCGGCGAGCGGCGGGGCGACGGCGACCGCGGGCGCCTCGGGACAAAGCGGTGGGACTTCCGGCGGAACGAATACGGCGATGCCGCAGATTTCGGTCAACGTGCAGACGATGGACGCGCAGTCGTTTCTGGACAACAGCGACCAAATCGCGCAGGCGGTGCGGGGCGCGATGTTGAATCTCAGTTCGATTAACGACGTAGTGAACGAATTGTGAGGGGCGCCGGGTAGCCCGCATATCTCACACTGGACAAGCGGCAGTACCCGGACGGCGCGAGAACACTGGGGACAGACGGCTCCGTCCACGCGGCGACGGGGGACACGGTGTTTCCTCGAGAGATCGTGCCCGCCTTGGGACGGAGTCGTCAGTCCCCGCGTTTTCGCAGGTTTGTGGTAGGGCGCGCACGAGGGTTCGACTGCCCGGCTGGGGCGCAGGGGTTGAAGGCAGTCGCGGCGCGGATTTGACTGAGGGCTCGTCAGGGAATAACCATTCCAATTCGAGCACGGTGGTGGAAGGTGCTTATGTGGCGCAGATTGACAACCTGCGGCGGGCTGGCAGCCCGCCTTCAGACGTATGCGCAAGGCCGACCAGGCCGAGTGCCACTCGGCCGCAGGATGCCATCCTGCCCCACATAAGCACGCCGGGCACGCCTGCATTTCGCGGGCTCCCCGTGCTGAGCGTAGGGAGCTGTTATTTCTAGACAGGCCCTAAGGGGCAATTCGGCGACAGGCGACGAATTGCAGAGTTGGAGATTGAAAGTGGCTACGTTTCCTAAGTTGAAGACCAATGCGGTCGCCCAGTACCCGGCGACGCGGGCCCTGCGGTATCAGAACCAAATCGTGCGGTTCCTGGACGGGAGCGACCAACGATATCGCGACGCGAGCGGGCCGCTGCATCGTTGGATCATCCGGCTGAACGAACTGGACGAAGGCGAGCTGGCGGAGATGGAAGGGTTTTTCCTGAGCAATCAAGGACAGTACGGGAGCTTCGTCTTTGTCGATCCCTGGGATGGCACCTCGTACCCGAGCTGCAGCCTGGCGAGCGATCAACTGGATCTCACGGCGGTCGAAGAGATGCAAGGGCAGACGAGTTTGACGGTGGTCGAGAACCGGACATAGATATGTTTCCACAATTACCGACGGGAGCGCTGAGCCAGTTTCCTCTGCGCAAGCGGCGCCTGGCGCGAACGGTGGTCAACACCACGGCCGACGGCCGGACCATCAAACTGCCGGACGCGGGGGCACAGACTACGGAATGGCAACTGCAATATGCCGGCCTGAGCGACTCCGAACTGGCGACACTGCAGCAGTTCTTCGCATCGATGGAAGGGTCGCTCGATGGATTCACGTTTCTGGATCCGAACGGGAACCTGCTGGCCTGGAGCGACGATCCGACCCAGGTGGAGTGGCAGAAGGCTTCGTTTCTGACGCTCACCGGCGGGGTTGCGGACCCGGCCGGTGGAACGAGTGCGTGGACCGTGACTAATTCCGGGGCGGGCGCGCAGAGCCTTTCACAGATATTGAACGCTCCGGCGGTGTATGTCTACTGCCTGAGCGCTTACGCGCGGGCGGCACAACCCACAACGATCACGCTCCTGCTGGGGAGCTTTCAAGCGGCGTGCGCGGTAGGAACGAATTGGAACCGCTTCACACTTACAGGCACGGGAGAGGTGGAAGCGACGTCGGTCAGCTTCGGAATCGAACTGCCGGCCGGGGCGGCGATCGATCTTTACGGACCCCAGGTGGAACCTCAGGAATCGGCATCGGCGTACAAGATCAGCACGACGGGCGGGGTTTACGAGAACGCCCATTTCCGCGACGATGCCTTCACTTACACATCAACCGGCGTGAACCGGCACTCTACAACCGTGAACATCGTGTATGCAAACCATATCTGACCTCAAAGAACTGGCGGTAACCGATACTCCGATCATGGTGTTCGACTGCGAACTGTCGAGCGGCGTCACGGAGCACTGGAGCACACATGCGGTGACGATCGGCGGCACCAACTATGCGGCGCGGGTGCTGCAGCACAGCGCATTCGATATCCAGACCGCTTCGGACCAGGGAGTCGACGGGAGCCCGAAGATCTCGCTGGTATTGGCGAATGCCGACCAGCATTTCTCGGAAGTGGAGCGCGAGACGGGATGGAAGGGCGCCAATCTCACGGTTGGATTTCTGTTCTACGACCTGGTGAACAACGTGCCCCTGACGGACACCAGCGTGATCTTCCAGGGGATCTGCAATCCACCCGATCAGATCAGGGAATCGACCTTCCGCTTGTCGGCGATCAATCGGATGAACCTGCAGAGGCTGCTCCTTCCAGAGGTGCGGATTCAGCGATTGTGTCCGTGGATATTCCCCGCGACGTCCGATCAACGGACCGAAGCCGTGGACGGGGGAGCGAATGGCCAGTATTCCCTTTACTATCGCTGCGGTTACTCAGCGGACATTTCGGGAGGCGCGGGGAACCTGAACGGCACGGTGGCATTCACGTCGTGCGGGTATACGGAATCGGATTGCCAGGCCAGGGGCATCCCACAGCGCTTTGGCGGCATCGAGTACGTGCCACCGGTGATTGCGGTTCGCGGGTATGGGAAGGACTGGACCACCTCGGCGCTATCGGTGAACCAGGCCAGGTACAACGACTACGTGCCGATGATATACGGAACGGCGTGGTACGAACCGCTGGTGGTGTTCGCCCGAAACGACGGCAATCTCACGCGGATGGAGGTCCTGCTGGGGATCGGGCAGATTCAAGGCGTGCTGACGGTGCTGGTGAACGACGTCCAGATCCCGGTGGGGGTGCCGTGCGTGAATATGACCGGAACGGGCTGGTACAACCTGCTCACGCCGGGCACGCGCGACGGGGCGTACGATCCGAATTTCACGGACTCAAGCGGGAATCCGGCGGGAGACCCGTACGGAAGCATGGCTTACCTCGCGGTGGTGGTGCCGAACTCACTGAATAACGGCAACTCGCTCGCGACGGTGCAGGTACTGATCCAGGGGCTGATCGTTCCCACTTACGCAGCGGACGGGACGTACCTGTGCAACCAATTCTCGAGCAACCCGGCGTGGATTCTGCTGGACGTACTGCGGAGGAGCGGCTGGACAGCGGCGGAGATCGACCTGACGAGCTTCGCCTTGACGGGCGCCTACTGCGACGAGCAGATCGATTCGACGGACCTGAACGGCAACGCGATCACGATTCCGCGGTTTCAATGCAACGTCGCGATACAGAAGCGAAAGAGCGCGGGCGACGTGGTCCGCGGCATCCGCAATACGGCTCGCCTGTACCTCACCTATGGTCCGGGCGGCGTGCTGCAACTCCAGGTGGAGAATTCGCTGGCGTTGCAGCAACCGGCGCAAGGCACTTACACAAACAGTACGGCTTCGCTCGACGGTGGATGGCCGGCTTACGAGTTTGGGGACGGCAGCAGCGGAGTTACGGGAATTCTGAGGAGACAGAATGGAGAGCCGAGTCTTACGATATCGTCGCGCAGCATCGCCGACACGCCGAACTGCTTCACGATCGATTTTCAGGACGCACTGAACAGCTACCAGCAGGACAGCTACACGGTAGTGGACCCGGACGACATCGCGCTGGCCGGACAAACGGTCACGACGACTCTAATGGCGATCGGGCTTCCGAACTACGACCAGGCAGCCCGGATTCTGCAGTTCACGCTGGACAAGTCAGTCAGCGGAAACACGTACATCCAGTTCGACACCAGCATCAAAGGTTTCGGAATCAAGCCGGGCGACCTGATTACGGTCACTTATCTGAACGCAGGATTCAATCGCCAGCCTTTCCGTGTTCTGAAGATCTCACCGGCGACGAACTATAGGACCTGTACGATTACCGCGCAGATTCACGACGACGCGTGGTACGCGGATACCAACGGCCAGCCCACGTCGGCGCCGGGTTCGGCACAACAAGGGAATGCCGGCGTGGGAGTGCCGCGGCCTCTGATCGGCAGCGCGATCGATGCGAACGGCAACATGCAGTTCGGGGTCTCGGAAACCGACTCCAGCAACAGCGACGGCACGGTGGAGATCAGCCTGTCGGTCAGTTTTGTGGCGCCGAGCAACGCGAGCACAGGATCGGGCACGGCGCCTTCGGGCGTGCCGCTGCTCGACCTGGTTGCGACCGTGGGCACGGGCGGAACGCTGAGTAGCGGCCAGCCGCTGTACTACGCCATCTCCGCGGTGGACAGCGCGGGAGACGAGAGCGCGCTTTCCTTCATTGTGCAAGCGGTGATTTCGGAGGACGACAGCACGGTAACACTGACTGGGTTGAGCTTCGCCGCGGGCACCAGCGGATTCAACGTGTATCGCGGAACGACTCCGGCGAACCTGTTGCGAATCGCGTCGAACCAAGCGGTTGCCGGCACGTTCACCGATAGCGGCCTGAGTTACCAACTGATCGCGCCGCCCGACGTGAACTTCGACCACGCCAATTTCTACTGGAGAATGGAGTTACTGCCGGAGAGCGGAGTGACGATCCACTCTCCAACAACGGTCGGCAACGGGACGCTGCAAATGACCGTGAACGAGTTTCGCGGGATGACGGTACGGATCATGACGGGAACGGGCGCTGGACAGGAAGGAACCATCGCGGCGAACAATTCGAACACCGTGACGGTGTCGCAAGCGTGGACCGTCGAGCCGGACGCGACCAGTTCGTTCACGGTGGCGGAAGCCGGCTGGCACTTTGCGGCCCTGACCAAGAGCAGTCCGGTGCAGTTCGCGGTTCGGAACCTGGCGGGCGAGGTGGTACAGATTACGGGCCTGGCGGCGAACGTGAACGACGTGGAATGCTCACCGCAGCTTTCGGTGGTAACGCGGTGGCAGATCGGCGGGTCCGGGACCTCGGATGCCGACGTCCCCGGAATTCCCTTCTTCGGATTGAGTCCGGGCCAGAGCGAAGGGACGGTGGAACTCAGCGGCGTATCGTTCGCGGACCTCACGAACACGCAGACGGTGTCCTCGGCCACGCTTACCTTGTATTACTGGAACGAGCTACAGGGGGCGCCATCCACGGCGCTCGGAAGCGCGCTGGGGACCGCGGATACGACGGTGTCACTCAACACTCCGGGTCCGGGTGTAGTGGGGACGATTCTCCAGATTGAGACGGAGTTGATTCAGATCACCGCGGTTTCGAACGGCGGCATGCAATACACCGTCCAGCGGGGCGTTCAAGGCAGCCAGGCCGCGGCGCACGCACTCGGCACACCGGTCTATCACCTGTCTTCTAATACCGTGATCGCACCGTTTCCCGAGGGCTTCTTCGGCAGTCCTTACTGCGGAAACTGGAATTACCCGGTGGCTTTGCCGGACGTGCGGGTGGCGAGCGGGCAACTCTTCGTGACCAACCAGAGAGGAAACAGTCCGACGGCCACCACCCTTCTGACACATTCGGCCAACAGCGGCCTGCGGACGTTATCGGGCGGGCAGTACTCGATTCAGGTGGACGGGTTTCTGGCGATCGATCAGTCCGTGGCGCCCGCGCTGGTGGTGGATGCCGCGCGCTCGGTGAGGGACGTGTTCGCTATCCTGGGCGCGGGGGCAGACGCCCCGGTGCAACTGCAACTGAACGTCAATGGCGCGGCGTACTGCCAATTGACGTTTGCCACGGGCGCGCTCCTATCGAGCACGGTGGACGGCCAGACACTCCCTCCGCTGGCGTCAGGCGCGCAAGTGACGCTCTCGGTGTTGTCGGTGGGCCAGGTGTACCCGGGAGCCGACCTCACCGTCCTGGTTCGACTCTAATGAGCGACACACTTACCAAGCTGCGTCCGGACCGGGACCTGCAATGTTACTTTCTGGAGCCCTCGGCGGTCGCGGCCCTGAGCCAGACCAGCGCGGCCGGATTCACGGTATCGGGCTGCTGGCGGCAACAATTCGACTGGGCGGTGATCGAATGGAATCGCGACAACGTGTTCGAGTATCCAGCCTTGCGGAACCTGCCGGACGGCGACCTCAGCGGAGTGCAGCTAAGTTATCAGGAGACTCGAACGAATTGCATCCCGCTGGATTCGACTTTGTATCCGACCGTGGACTGGCCCTATCTGAGGGTGTGGGCCGAGTCGGGGGGGACGGAGACGATTTATCGCGTGAATCTGGCAAGCCACGCCACAGCGGTGGGAGATTACACCTTGGCCACGGCGCAGATGCAATTGCAGGGCGTGCCGGCGGCCGGGGATTACATCGAACTCGCGTGGCTGGACCAACACTTCAATTACCCGATTACCAGCAGCGACACGCTCGCGACTGCGGCATCCAATCTGGCCGCGATCATCACGGCGTTCCAGTCCACGGGAATGGTTACGGCGGTTGCAAGCGGCGCTTTGATCACACTGACGTACCTGGGCCAGCCGGGCTCCAACGGCAATCGCGTGGGGGTGTATGGAACGGTGCACGGGGCAGGAACGGAATCCTGGACACCGGCATGGACGACCTTCAGCGGAGGCGTTTCGCCGTCGACATGGCAGATCGACCTGGATTTCGGCGACCTGGTGGACACCAACGGAACAACCATTCCAACCACGGCAGTGCGAAAGCTCCGCTGGACTTATTCGGCCGACCTGCAAGCGGGGAGTTTCAGCAGAAGCGAATTCTCGGTGGTGGTTACCGGGTGGCAGGTCAGCGGGACCGATTTGCAATACAGCGTCGCCGGGCCGGGAAGCCGGAGGATCGAGGACGACTCAACGGTAGTTACCTATCAAGGGTCGTGGACGCGTGAGATCGGGAACTACTCCGGCGGATCGATTCACTGTACGACGGCAGTGGGAGCGTCACTTACCTGTTCATACACCGCGCCGGCGCAACATTCGCTGTACCTGGGAACGAGGCGCCTGGACGGCGGCGCACAAATCACCGTGCAGATCGACAACGGCGCGGCTGTTTCCGTCAACCTGGAACTGGCGGGAGAAGACGTACTGACGCGCGTTCCCTTGGGACAGCAATCGGGCGGGACTCCGCACACCGTCACCGTAACGCGGGCCGGCGGGTCTGGCGCCAGCTTCTATTTCGATTTCCTCGACATCGTGTTTCCGACAAGCGCGCTGCCGGCGTTCGCGACCGTGCAGGCGACCAGCGTGGCCACCGACTGGGATACGAATCACTCGCTGGCGCTCGGGCCAGAGCGGACGGCGTGGCTGATTCAGACCCTCGGTTTTCATAGCAGGGTGAATCACTACGCGGGCGCGCTGTGGTTTTACGAACTGTGCCCTTCCGGCCAGCAATACGCGTCGGTAACGATTACATTCACGGGCACGCCGGAATTCGGAACGATCACGGAACTGGATCTCGGGCCGACCCCCATCCAACACATCAACCTGATCGGCGACACGGCCGCGTCGATCGCCACGTGTCTGGCTCTGCTGGTGAATGCGGGGTCCACTGGGGTGTGGGCCAGCGCGAGTGGGGCGACGTTGACCATTACGTCGCGCGAGATTGGGGCGCAGGGCAACAGCCTCGGCGTGACCGTTCAGACCAACAGCACGGCATTCACCGGCCAGGCGAGCGGAGCCACGATGACCGGCGGCGTCGACGGCACGTGGGTGACCGATCTGGCGGCGACGCCGCGGCTCAACCGCGCGGCCCGCGATTGGAACTCTAGCTTCTTCACCGCGCTGAATGGGTACGGAATCGAGGTCACGGCGTCGTTCAGCATGGAACTGGGGAACGGCGATGACACAACGGCGGCGGGCATCGCGCAGCGGTATCCCGATGGCGATCCGGTGTGGGTGAGCACGCCGGCGCTTCAGACCAATTTCTCGCCGCAAAGCACGGCGTTCTGGCAGCAGGTTTACGCGGACATGGCCGCGGTCATGGCGGGCGCGGGCGTGACCCCGTACCTGCAATTCGGCGAGGTGCAGTGGTGGTATTTCGCGGATTCCTCGGGCATGCCGTTTTACGACAGCTACACCACCACTTCGTTCCAGCAAACCTATGGGCGCGCGATGGCGGCGATCCCGAGTCAAAACGCGGACCCGGCCGGTTTCGCGGACGAATGTGCGTATCTGCCGCAACTGATTGGCGCGTTTACGACCACGATCATGGCCTTCGTGCGGCAATCGCAGCCGACGGCGCGGTTCGAGGTCCTGTATCCGCCGGACGTGAACAATACCGCGTTGGACAAGGTGGTGAACTTTCCGCGGCCGGCTTGGACGCCGGCGAACCTGGCCTGCCTGAAGACGGAAAACTTCACCTATACGGGCGACCGGAATCTGGACGAAGCCAGGCAGTCGATCGATCTACCGATGCAACTCGGATTCCCGCCCGCGCAGGCGAGCCATCTGACGGGAATCGGCGATTACACCACGCCGTGGGCAAAAGAGCGGCGGCTGGCGATCGCGGCGGGGGTGGAATCGGTGGTGCTGTTCGCTCTCGACCAGTTCTGCCTGATCGGGTATAGCCTGCCGCTGGATCCGGGGCCTCGGCGCGCATGGTTCCAGGGTGCCTGA